AGTCTGCAACGCAGTTACCGTAGAAGCCGAAAAGCTAGCAGTACAAGTCTCTGTCTTAGTCGAGAAAGACCCCGCCGTAGCGTCCGCGCCGAATGCCGCTGCGCTGAATGTAAAGTCCGCAAGGACCGCTGCACCAGACGGAATCGTGCTATCAGGGTCCGCTGATCCTGCTGCCGTAGTCGTGATTAGAAGGTGGCCGCTGTTTGGCAGAGCCTTAATTGCGTCGAGCGCCGCACGAACGGAGTTGCTCGCTCCTGTTCCGAAAAATGCAGTCATTGATTATTCCTTATCTGGGAAGTTTGCAGAAATAGATGGAAGAGTAATGCTGCCATGGCCGACGATATCTTGCGGCGGGGCAACGCCAGAACCAGACATATCCCGAACTTCGGGCTTGTCCGAACCTGCGTTCCGCACAACTACGGAGTCTTCCTGTAGCTCATGCGGCAATCCTCGCCTACGATCCTTACGCTGATCTTCGCGCTTCGGTGTGGGCCGACCCTTTTTAGGTGTCGTTGCTGGCATTACTTGCCATCCTTGCTAGCGCTAGTAGTTGCTGGCTTGCGTGCTGCTGCCTTTGGAGTAGCCTTCGCGGCTGGTCGAGCAGGACGGCGCTTTTCTTCGGTATCGGAAGTCTTGGCTTCGGTAGTCTGTAGCTTCGGCTCTGAGCGCCCCTTGGGAGCCGCTGAGACTGTCTCTACGGCGTCAGGATCGAATCCTAGACCTCGGAGTACCCCTGCCAGTTCGGCCGCCTTAGCGGGGTCCTGAGTGGCTGCCATCTTGCGGCGTAGCGGTGCGATGCGAGTATCTTCGTTTGTCATAATTCTTATCCTAGCTTGAGTAGATCGGCAGAGTTGGTAACGTTCGTGTTCAGAGAATAAGTGACCTTGATGTATCGGTACCTCTGACCGGGCGGAATTACCTTTACGGTAGTAGTAGCAGTAGTGACCACAAACGCAGCGCTCGTGACGGTACCCAGTGATCCGATGTCCGCGTAGTTAAGAGGGGAAAAGCTCGTATTGTCAAGCGAACCGTTAATAGTGTAAGTACAAGTTGGGGTAGCACCGATAGTTGTAACGACTCGTACCAAGCGAGGCGAGCCCTTAGTATCCCCGTCGCCAGAATCGTAGGTATTCGTGGTATCAGCGTTAGTTACCTGGCCGGTACCCAGAACAAAGGCAGTGGGAAACCCGGTAAGCGTTGGAGTAATTGCATTCAGGTTAAGATACTGCACAATTTCAGCAAATTTCCCCGGGTTGTTAACCACCGGGTTGCCGTAAAGTGACATCTCTAGCCACTTTTCATAAAGGTTGTCAGTAAAAGCGGTCATCGGTATCCTTTCAAGATATCATTTCTTTGTTAATCTGATCAATACCAGGAAATACAGGCCACGACCTAGCGTGAATCTCCCTGAGCCGGGCCTCAGTATCTTGAAGGAAATCCCAGTCCTTGCGCCATTCCTGCCACCACGCGAGATCATAAGTGTGATGATGCTTAAGAACCCCGTGAGTGTGAGGCAAATCTACACCGTGCGCCTCGAAAGCTCGCACCATTCTTACGTCTAGCTGATTCCAGCAGCCTTTATTTTTACAATGGCGACAAGGCTGCCAAGGTACATCTTCGCAGATAAATTCGTCTGGTGAAACTACCCGCTGCAACTTAGCGGAAAACTTAGCACAAGTAAGACCGTGATAAACAAGCTTACGGTATGGCGGGGGCAGAGTCTTGCAACCGAAAGTACACCACGGTTCGTCACATTCTTGGAATGACGGAATTACCTCTGCGGTAATTTCCTTGTCACCCTCGATATTTACAAGATCTTCTTGGCCGGTCCAGTGCGCGGAGATAACTTCCCCATACCCGTACAATCCCTTTGTCTCGATGAATTCTGTGCCAGGTGCGAATTTCTCAATGGCTTCCACAGTCTTCGGATGCGGTTCGCCAGAATAGCTGCAAATAATTTTCATTGTTTCCAATTTCCTTGAACGGATAATTCTTTGAGCCACACGGAAGGGCTGGGCAAGAAGCCCAGCCGAACCGAATGATTCCAAGAACCAAATACAACTTAGAATCCAACGGGAGCTGCAAGAGCTGCACCGTTAATCTTCTGAATTGCGTTCGCGTAACGGTTGTACGTGTAAGCGAAGTAGCCGTAAGCCACGAGCAGAACTCCGAGAGAAGCTGCTGCTGGCTGCTCAGCCCTAATGTAAATAGGGTGACCCTGATCCTCCCAAAGGTGACATTCGACCTGCGGAACCACGAAAATGTGGTCCTGGGTACCACCCGTAGGGGCACCAGCCAGGGCAAGAGTAGTCACGTTAGCGTCGGTCACAACTTCCATACCGTTAGGCATGACACCGCTAGACCCCTGTGCATACGGAGTAGCGGAGTTGTTACCAACTGCACGCGGGTCAACACCACGAGGCTGCGAGAATGCAGGCCAGGTGCTAGTCAGAAGGGACTGAAGCCAGAACCACCGGCGAGGGTGCATAACGACGTGAGTCGGATGCGCCATTCCGCGAGTAGCAGTGTCACTCTGCGACGCGGCACCCATAATAGCGGGATACAGCGTAGCCAGGTCGGCTGTGGTAATAGCAGTGGTAGCGTTACCCACGGCGTCAAGCCCAGTCGTAGCCTGGTTAAGCAGAGCGGAGTCAAGGCTAGTTGCGTACTGCCGGAAAAGGTCCTGCATTACAACGTCTTCAATACCAGTTCCACGCTCAATTGCCTGGCGGGAAATGGTCTGCTGGCCAGCAGCAGTCTGCACGTTGAAGGTCAGCAGAGTATCGTCCATTGCAGTTGCGGAAACTGCGGTCGATTCTGATGCCTGTAGCGCGGCAGTCGAAGCGGTTGTAATACGCGAGATGTTCAGCGACATTCCCTGAGCTGGCAGGGGATGAGAGTTACAGATATCTGCAAACGGACGCAGGTTAGCTACGGCCGGTGCAACCATATCAACGAGGTACTGCGGAACAACCAGACCGGAGAAGGCCGAAGTTCCGACTTCACCGACACGCAGTTCCATACCCGCATTGGCACGATCAATCTGTTCCTCACGCATATGCGACTGAAGACGACCAGCAGCGCGTACGTCGTTCGTAGTGAACTGGCGTACAACGTCGTTAAGGAACATCTTACCTACCGGGTCATTGCCCTTATGGTAAGTCCTTTCCTCACGGCCGACAGAAACACTGGCGGTGCGCTGAGTGGTAGCGTCGCGCTGCGGAAGTCCCGCAGGCGCGGTAGCGTGGGTCAGGTCATCATCGGTACGAGCTTCATCAGCCTGTACCTGACGTGCCTTAGCCAGCTTACGCTGAATAGACGCCTGATCAACGCGAGAATTTGTTACGGTTTCCTTGAGCGAGTCAAAGCGCACATCTTCATCGTTAGTCAGGTCGGTGCGCATTTCCTGCTGAGTGGTAGCCAGAATTAGCTCCATCTCCTTGCGGGCGCGCATTTCCCGCTGCTGAGCCGCTTCCAGCTCAATTTCCATGGAAGCGACAAGTTCCTTAATATTCATCAGAGCGAATACCTTTCGTAATTTGGAACGTAAGCCTTAATAAGCCTTTTGCTTATTAAGGGTTTGGGCGCGCATTCGCTCTGATTTGCGTGTATGTCGTCCAGAACGCTGGTATGATCATTACCAGCAAACGGTCTGAGTGCCGTTACTACATAAGCGGTCTGATTGCCACTTCAAAATTAGTCTGCGGATCGTGCGAGCTGATCAAGCTGCTTGCGGTAGTCCTTGTTAATAGACCGGAGTTCGCGCATAGCTGCACCAACCGAACGTGTACTAGTGGCCTTGGGAGCGGAAGCAAGTTCTTCTTCTGCTTCGTCTAGAACCCTTTGGGCATCTGAGTGTGCCTGAGCCACGTTGGCATAAACTTCTGCATTACGCTGGATAAGCGATTCTGCCGCTTCCCTGTATTCGGGAAGAATACTTACTGCATCGCTGCGCCTGTGTACCCGATTAAGAACCTCGCGAACTACAACTTCCGGCATTCGTTCAAGATCCTCAAGCCAGTCTGCGGCACGAGCGGCAATACTAGTGAATGGGTTAGCGCCGAAATTAACTGCGGAAACATCACCACGATTAATGTTAAGCTGCTTCAATGTGAGCTGCGTGTAATCCTCATCCCAAGCATGATCTTCAATACGGAATGCAAACGACATCTCATCAACGATTTCATCATCAATGGCCGATGCCAGATCCTTAACGTCCTGCCTTTCAGCATTCAGCCATGCTTG